TGATAGACTTCTTCGCGAGCAGAATAACGACCTTGCCTTTTTCTGTCACATAAAACCGAAATCCGATAAACGTCACGCCCTGCCGTATCGGTACGATGTGCGTTTTCTTTTCGTTGAGTTTCAAACCTTTTCCCGTAACGTATTCCTTGATAAACGCAAGGATTTTCTTCAATTCTTCCTTGTCGTGCGATATCAAGTAAAAATCGTCCATATACCGACCGTACCCCTCGATGTGATACTGTTCTTTGATGATATGGTCGAGTTCGTTTAACGCGAGGAGCGCGTCGATCTGCGATAAATGGTTTCCGAGCGGACACCCTACGCCGCCAGGAATGGTCGCGTGTATATAACGCACAAAATCAACGATCTCCTTATCCTCGAAAAATCTGTCGTACAGATCATCAAGGAGCGCGTGGGGAATGGAATCGAAATATTTACTCATATCGCAAACGAGGATATATCCGTTAACTCCATTCTTCCTTACTTCCCTTTGCAGATCCTCTTTCAGAATCCGCATTGCCTCCTCTTGCCCTTTGCCTGGTTGCGAGGCCGTGTTCGATTTAATGAATTTTGGCACGATCTTCGGAGATATAATCTCGTCATTAAGGCACCGCTGCACGACGCGATCTTGATACTTAATCGACTTAATATCGCGCCGCTTTCCTCTTTCGGATATCTGAAAACAGTTATAATGCGCCATTTTGTACTTATGCGATTTAAGTAACCGCATAAGGTAATAGGTGCTTTCAAGTGCGCGTATATCATAAAGAGCGGGAGCATCTTTCCATCTCTTGCCCTTGCGACATTCTCTGTGCGCCTTGTATAGATTCTTAAAATCTGTCAGTTTGTCATAATCGTCCATAGCAAAAAGCCACGCCTTGTCACACCGCAAGCATCGTTATTCGGACGCGTGGCGAATCCTCTAACTCTTAACGCTCAAGCCTTGCGCGCTCTCGGCGCAAGGTGTCGGCGATCATTGTTTTGTCTTATATAAAGACAAGGATGTGTCCTCCCTGCAAAGATGGTGCATTGCTTTCGTTTCCTACTCGGTCGAGCGTTCCATCCAGTCCGGAGCGAGACCATTATTCCCATTAAACGCATTGTTGTTGTTGAGCGTCCCATCCGTGTTAACATTCCGAACATTGTTCGAATTGCCGGAGTTGGGAGTGCGGAGCCACCAATTCCACGCTGATCCCGCCTTGTAGTTCACACCCTTATGCAAAGCGTTTTGCGTCAGATGTTATCCACGCATTCGCCTTGTTTCGTACCTCGATGACGAGAGCCGTCCAATGCTCAATGCCCGAAACATTGATATCGAATAACTCTATCGCGACATCAATCATCGTCATAAGCGACCTGCAAGCGGCGACGGCCTCTCGCTGATAGATTATGCGTCTGTCGTATATGTCCTTGTGAAAATTCCCGTCCTTATCGAGCGGAAACATCTCATTTGCAATCGTGAGCATATCAAGGATATCGATTGCCTTATCTTGTATCTTTTGAACGACAGTAAAACGGTATTTCTTCGGAAAGTGTTTCTCGTTCTGCGTGATCTGTACGGTATAGATCGCGAGTTCTTTTGCCTTAACCAAGACATCAAACTTGCCAGGCGTTCTTCTTGAAACGTGTTTCACGCGTACACCCTCTGATTCGTACTGTCGTACTGACCGGATATCAGAACGAATCCCGTATCATCGTCGAATACCTCGACCGCGATATTGTCCGTCGTTCCGTCAACGTCTGCCTGCTGAAGTATTGAGACCGCCATATCAAGCGCGAGAATGTTCTGTCTGTTTTGGTCGATCTGCGGGAGTATTCCGTCAAGGCTCTCCCAGTTATCCGACAAGTCCTCAATATTGACGAAATCCGTTTGCTCGGGAAGGTTAAAACCATAGTTTGTTGAGTTCTGCATAATATCCTCCTTAATTTCCGAGGGATCGCATTTGATCCCAAGTATTCGATTGTAATTCGCCCCATCTGATCGCGGAGAAATCCTGCCACTTGCGATACAATACGACGATACTATATACCACATCCGCAGGGAGTTTCTTATCGAGTAGTGCGTCGATGTCTGCGAGTTTTGATTGACTTGTCAAGCCGATCTGCACGGTTGCCACCGCGCCATTTACGCCCCATCCGCAAGTAAAGATTGCCTCCGACGCAAGTGCTTTTAATTCCTTTTCGATAACCCTATATGTATATGGTAGTTTGTCGATAACTCTTGAATGCACCGCAAAACGTCTCTCGTCAAGCGTGTCGGTGTCTTTCGGTGTCAGTCCGAGGATTTTCTCCCATCTCTTGATTCTGCTCTCCGATGTTTCGTCGAAATAATTGTCCTCGTCGAGACGCTCGATCTCTGTATTAACCTTTGCGATCTGATTATCAACCGACTCGTAAAACTGATCGAGATCGGGGATTCCTTTTACCGCGTCTGCCGTAACCCACATATAAGCCTCCTTATGATACCGTAACCGTTCCGAGTGACGGGATATTCGTCCAAGATATGCCGACATTCGATGCCGCGCCATTAAGGAGCATATCCGTCACATCAAGCACACCCTCAATCGTCAGAATGGCCGCCTCAACACGCGCAATTCTCACGACATCCTCTGTCTGCTCGTTCGATTCCCACTTTTTACGCATATCAAGGAGATATGCCTCGATCTTCTCCGGCACCTGCGGAGCGATCTCCTCGATGTCGTACCCCGTATCAAGCGTTAAGGTCGCGGACACGTTTATCGTTACCGATCCTGCCGACTGAATAATGACCTTTTGATTAACGGCGGCTTTTCCGTCTCCCTCGCCCTGCGATTGCGTCGGATCAACCAAGTCCTGCACGATTGCAACGAGTGACGACGATGCCGCACCGAAACTCGAATCGATAATGTATATGTTGATATATTCGCTATTCGGATCGCGCCTTTTTACCTTGCATCCGCCGATACCCGAAAGAGAATCGATATACTGTCTGAAATCCGCCTTATTGCCGCCGAATGCAAGAGAAGTGTATGAGCCGATAACCCTCGCTCTGAACACTTCCTCGTCCTCGTCGTCCGTACCTGGTACAGATACCTCGACGATCTGACCGCCATTGTACCCGTCGATGTAATCAACCGGCTCCAGTTGTCCGGTAATCGTGTTCGGCCCCGTCCCATCTTCCTCGCATTCCATCAGATAGGTTAACACCTCGCCATCGACTGGCTCTGTAATCGTGTAAATGTAATCTTCACAAGATAATCTGTCTCCGATTGACATCTCCTGCAAAAAGACCGCCTTAACGATTGCGTTCGTGGCGTATTTGTACGTCGTTCCTCTCTCTGCCGCGAATCGGATCAGATGGACGAGATCCATCGTGTCGGGGAGTGCATTGTCCTCCTGCGTCTCAAGGTCTGTATATACGTCCTCAAGTTCTGACGCGGTTTTCACGACCGCATTGAATGCGAGGGAGCCGACATCCGTGCGCACATTCGCGCCGAAATCCTCAAGCATCTCCTCTGTGATAACGTCTTGCGTTCTGTCCTCGTACATCTTACCCTCCTATGATTTTATGCTGATACTCGGTGTCGCCGTATATGGTCGATACCAAAAAACTCATCGTAACGTGGCTGCCGTCCTTTTTGACGGAAAACCGAGAAATCCCTTTTATCTCATCGTTTTGAGATAAGGCCTCCTCGGTCATTCTCTCAAGCATAGGTTTTAATGACTGTTCAGAATATCCTTTGCCGATTAACTCCTCGAAATCCTGCCCATACGTCCAGGGATATTGAGTGTAACGATATCTCGGCACCTCAAGACATATCCGAATCCATTGCTTGACAGAATCGATACCCGTTATCATTCGTCCCGTGAGTGTCATTGTATCGAAATCGAGTTCATACTCCGGAGCAGGCTCCGTGTCCTCAACCTCGATTTCCTCAAGTTCAACCTCGTCGTCCTCGTCCATATCAAAAGGAAACATTTTAACCCCCTATCCTGCACAAAATGAGAAATTTCTGATCGTCGTCATCTGCGTCGATAATGATGCCGAATACGAGATCATTTTCTTTCAGTTTCTTGATTTTCTTCGATTTATCCGTCCAGGGATGAACGTGATAACCCTCGTGTTCGCTCGGAGTGTTGTCTCCGATTGCAAAGTCAACCTTTGTTATGAGATCCTGCGTCAGATAATCGGCAACGAGGATATCGTCCTCCTCGAATTCCATACCGTTATACGTTAAGGAGTTCGCGCTTGTCATTGTAGCGAGACCGAATGATGCCATGTCAACGCCGTTCTTCGCCTCGTCACGCATTGTTTTGATTAACTTCTCATAAGGATTCATTTATCTGTACCTCGGATCTGTTTTTGTGTTGATACCTGGTTTTGCCTGGTATCTCGGATCAGTCTGCGCAAGCGACTTCTTTTTCACGATGTTAGGCTGACCGTTCGACCAACAAGCCGCGCACGGTTTGATATTGCGCCCTTGTATGTCCTTTTTCTTTCGCAGATTAAGGACGAGCATTTTGTGTACTGTACTCTGTGAGTTCTTCTTTTTCTCATTCTTCAAAAGTACACATCCCGTATGTGAATGATACGTTGTCGCATTGCAAGTCTGCGGCCCCGTTCTCAAACCGTCCACATAATAGCCGTATGTCTTGTTCGTCTGTGGTTTCTTTGGTGTTTTGGTTGCCGGAGTGACGACTGTGCCACCATAACCGCCGTATGATACCGTACTTGTGCTTGATGTGGTCGTGGTTTCTTTTTTCCAGGTCTCCGCGCCTTCTTCCATCGTGTCCTTCCACGCAAGGTCGAGGCTCATCATATGCGTATTATTCTCGAAAGTGTGCGTGTCGGATGTGATGAAAAACTTGCCCGTCATTCCGGTCGCAGGATCTTTAATCTGAAGTGAAAAGCCGCTCATTGCACGGATATCTCCGAGAGCCTCAATACTTGCCTCTCTCGTTGTGCCTTGCAGCATTGCCTTTGCGGCCTTTTTTGCGTTCACACCGTCCTCTTTTTGGTATGCCTGCATATATACGCCATAAGACGAGATATTTTTGTCGTTTTTGACTTCTCCCGTCTTTTTATGCTTGCTATTATAGATTTTCACAAGGTCAACCATATTGTCGGTATTGTCTGAATAGGTCGCAGATGTGATATTTACACCCTGCGTCAGTTCAACGCCCGACGCGTTCCCTTTTTCCAAGACCGTGACCTTGTTACCAAGCATAACGGGGAGATAATTCTTTTTTGTTTCCGCTTTTACTTTCCGATATGCTTTTACGATGATATCGTAAAGAGTAGCGCCCTCGAATATCATTTTTTTAATGTTGATACCCGTCTTAAAAAGGTTTTGCGTCTTTATTCCGACATCTCCGCAGACCTTTTTTGTTATGGCCTCCGGTGTCGTCTTTTTGAAAATGTACGTCCCCGTCGAGCGCAGGAGATAGTGCATATAATCTCTTGCGACAAAATGTGCCGTGCCGATCGCATCCGTTTTCTCCCGTGCCGTGATAACGCCGACAAACCACGCGTGGTCTGATCCCTCAAACCATAACTCGACGACATCTCCCTTTGCGATCTTCCACTTTGGAAAATCCTTGTCAAACGGATTCCAGGGCAGGTCGAATTCTACGATACGAGATGCCTGCGTGTCCGTTCCGCTCCAAGTGAGCGACGAAAAAGGCACGATTTTCTTTTTCCATTTCAATGATGGCTTTACGAATTCCATACCCTGCTCCTTACTTAATCAGCACCTTAACCCCGATAAGAACGGTTGTCTCCTTGACCTTCTTAACCCTCGGATGTTTCTTTTTGTATTCCATCGCCGCTTTGTCGATTCTTTTTATGTTTGCTTTTCTCAATTTCTTCCAGTTGTCGCTTTTGCCCGTTTCCTTTTTAGCGACCTTTTTCCAAGTGTCGCCCTTCTTCCACTTATACATATGAGACGTGACCTTTTTCGTCGGTCGTTTTGCCGTCTGCTTTGCTGCGCTAGGCGTGTCAACGTCTCTCACTTCCGTTAAGGTTATCGAATAGTTGACATCTCCCGTTCCGTCGTCCTGCCCGTGATCGAATGATGATATCACGACCGGAATCGAGATAAAGTCCGAAATCGTAACCTTGATATCAAGGTCGTTCTCCTCTGCCAAAAGTAGAAACGCTATATACCATCTCGGATCGATAAGGTCAGCCTCTGACACCTGGCAAAAATCATAGTGCTGACGAGGAAAAAAGGACGACCACGAGACCGTCCTCAAGTTCCTTTTGCCTCGTAGTAACACTTCGCCGAGACCGTTGATATTGACAGTTTGATGATCGTACCCGCAGGACACGTCGAATGATTCCGGCGTTACCGGAATTATAAAAGACGTATCTGCGAGGCGGATCTCAATAGTGGTTTTATCCATTGTCTACTCCTTACGACTGAAAACTGTAATCAATTCTATTTCCACCGACGTTCTGTGATACTTTTTCAAGTTTATGAGCGAGTTTCGTTGCGATCTTGTCGATATCCGCATCCTCTCGCACGATAATCTGATCTGCGAGTTTTGGTATCTTTACAGATACTCTGCTCAAGTTCGACATCGAAAGTCCGTCCTGGTACGCTCTTTTCACGGATTCGTCGTGCGGATATACCCTCGATCCGCTCGGCAGATCCACGATCTCGCCTCCGCGCTCCGAAATCTGTGCAAGGCCGCCTCGCCAGTTATTCGTCCCTTTTGCGAATGTCGGTATATGAGGAATGCCGCCACCCATACTGTCAACGTCGATTCCCTTTTCTTTTGCCGCTTGCGCAAGTACGGGGTTATTCTTTACCTGGTCTTTCGCCCATCCGCTCGTCTTGTCAAACGCACCTATCACGGCATTGATCCCGTCAATCAAGACATTGATTGCATTTATGATGCCGTTGACCGCACCTTTCACGATACCTACTATTGCATCCCATATGCCGCCGAAAAATTCCTTGATACCTTCCCAAGCCTTTTTCCAATCGCCCGTAAATATTCCGGTAACGAAATCAATCACACCGCCGAGCGCATCAAGGAAGCCGCCGAGAACATCCATCACTTGATCGAAAACATTGAGGATGTATGTTGATGCGATATTCGATATAACTTCTCCGATTTTTTTGAACGCCGTCCCTATCTTATCAAGCGCAGGTTTGACTTTTTGATAAAAACCCGAAATCTTTTTAGATATCGCATCCCAGTTCTTGACGACGATCGCGATTGCTGCCGCGATTGCACCGAATACGCCAAGCACGGCCGCGCCACCGCCTGCCGAGAATATTTTTGCAAGCACTCCGGTGCCTTTCAACATTTTTCCGAGACCGCCTAAACCTTTTATAAGCGTTCCGATCATCGTTACGCCTTTACCGAATATCGTGAGACAAGGGCCGATTGCCGCCGCGATTGCCACCCACTTGACGATATTTTGTTTCTGTTCGTCTGTGAGATTCGAGAATGCCTGGAGCATTTCCGTCAGTTTCTCAACGAGTGGCGTTAAGACGGGCGCAAGTGTTTCTCCGAGCGTTTTCTTGAAAACGTCCCAGTTCGACTTGAGTTTCTCGATAGCACCGCCAGGGCCACTCATAAGAGCGTCAGCCGCGTTCTTTGCCTCGCCCGACGCATCATCGA